TTTTTAACATTGCTGGAATCTTGTGGATCATATTTGGAACAGCTACGCTAAGTAGCTTATAGCTGAAAGATTGTTGAACTGCGGCTGGCAACACAGTAGTAGTTGTAATAGCCATAATAAAACTCCTTAATCTTAAAGTTAATAGACCTTCATGTTTATACATACATGATGTTATGAACATGAGAAGTCAAAACTATACAATTAAAGTTGACGAGACTTTGATACGTCGAGAAGTGGTTTGCGAGACCACGTTACGCAGACGAGACTAGGCGAGCATCTCGTGATAACGCCTGAATACTTAGTATACGCTTTTACTAAAAAGTATAAACATAAAAAGACCGGATATCGTTAAGCGGATACCCAGTCTTTAGTGCTCACATAATCAGGATATAAATAAAATACTTAGTCCTTAGGACCAAAGATTTTTATGCCACATCTCTTTTGCCCAGTCAAAAACCGCTACGAGATGCTGATAGGCTTCTACCAACCAATCCCTAACGAGTTCAAATACAGGCTTAAGGGCTAGCAATAAATTCTTTAATAAATCATACCATTTTGCAGCTTCATCCATAAGGTTAGTCATCTGCCCGATGCCTTTTGCTATTAGATCAGCTCCCTTAACATTATGTGCAACCAACTGGTTGATAATGGCAAGGGTTGTTTCTTTTAGCGCACCGGCTAGTTGGACCTGTGGAACAGCTTCCATAATTTTATCCTTTCATAGTTACTAAACCTACCAACAATTATATAACTAAAAAATTATCATCTATAATACTAGCGGTTTTTTCTAGCCTCGGCCATCTCTTTTCTAAGTTGAACCTGAAGCTCAGGAGTAAGACCATTGGCAAACGCATTAGCTTGAGATAGCGGACTATTACCTTGCTGTGGAGATACACTTGCTAATGGTCTAGGTTTAGCAGCATTCTTTGTAGCTAACGTACGATCAGATAAATAAGTATCCTCATTGTAGAGGCCAGATTCTTTAATTTTCCTATAAGCTAAAGCCGCCTTAGCTCTAAAACTAGTAGAAGTATCTATTACTTCAGCAAAGTCTTCATCAATTGCCCTTAGGGCATCCATATTCTCCTTAGTAACGACTTTATCTATATCTGGATACTTAGCCTTAAGGATAGCTTCTTCGCTCATTGCGTGGGATGCTTGTTTAAATGAACTAAGCTCATTACGTAACTTAGCTATCTCTTTCGTATACTTACGATCGATCTTGCTTAGGTGTTTCCCCTCAACAATATCTTCATCATCTAACTTTAGAACTTCTTCTACTTCTTCTTCTTGTTGTTTTGGAGAACGATACGATTCAACCTGCCGTAACGCTGCATCACGTTCACGCTCAATCTGTCTGTTCTTTTCCACCAAAGCACGGAAGTTATCCCTCTGCGTCTTAACCTGCTTCTCTTGTATAGGCTCTTGAGGGGCTTCAACCCCTTGAGAGGCTTCAACCTCTTTAGAGGCTTCAACCTCTTTAGAGGCTACAGCTGATTCAAGCGCTGTTTCTTCTTGTCCTTGAGCTGCTTGCTCTGCTGCTTCAGATTGTTGGGTTTGTTCTAAATTTTCAGTTTCTTGCATCTTCTCTCCTTTGATTAAGTTATCTAATTTTATTGAACTAGCATATTAGATTTTAGCTCTTCGCCGTTCAGCTTCTTTGATAATTTGTATAGTGTGCTATCTGCAAACTGTAGTACAAAGTTTAATAACTCGTACTCCGATGGATCTACTAACGCTCTTTGCTCCACGAACATCATACACGCATCTTTAGAAGGAATAACCCATAATAAATCCAACCTATCATCTTCTTTAATATATTGATACACGGTCTGATCATAATCAGGCGTAGGACAGGTAGAACGTGCAAAGAAGTAGTTACGCAACACGTTTTGCATAACCCTCTCTTTCTTAGTTATTACAACTACGAAAAATTATTAGGGTAATCATTACGAGAAACGCGCACACACCCATCAATATTATCGACATATTCGCCATGCATAGCCCTTTCTAAAGCTATAGGATCAGTGGTGTCTGGTATTTTATTTAAAAGCTCAGACGATATCTTACCAACCGTCTCCCGAGTCTTTATCTTTGGCATCAAATCCCAAACCTTTTTAAAATCTGTTCTATTATTTTCTTTCATCTTATCACATTAAGATCATATACAAAGATCTCATACCATCCTAACTACCTATAAAGCTAAAACAACTCATACAGCCGTTATGAATTTTAGGGTAAACATAACGGCTGTGTAAGGAAATCTTAAAACGAAGTCTCATCGAGACGAAGTCTCATCGAGACGAAGTCTCATCGAGACGAAGTCTCTTCAAAGTCTAAGCGCTTGTCTCTATCGCTCTTCTTAACGCTACTAGAATCTTTGGACAATCTTTTTATGTTTTTTACCTAGCAGTGCGTCAGAGATCTTCTGGCATTTGTCGTTAGTTCGAAGCATAATAGGCATATTAGGCCTTATTTCTGTGCTTATTCATCTTCGCTATATCTGCACTAATCTGAGCATCAATACCTTTTTGGGTATCATCAATTACTTCCTTCAACCCAGCTTGAGTACTGGTATAAGTCTTACGAATTGCTTCTTCTGGCATATTAGCAAAACCACGTTGTTTGCCCATCATCGCGCCATCAGCTGCTTCTTGCTTGCTTTTACCATTCATGCCTTCATAAAAGCCTTTAGAATAAAACTTTGTCATCATTGACTCCTTTGGTAGAAACTACGGACCCTATAAAAGAACCCATAAGGTTAGACCTCTAACTACCCACACTAGGTAGCTTCTTATAACTTTTAAGTAACCGCGGTACAGGCTTCTTCTTCATGCGCCTCTTCTTTGTTACCATAACCAACTTAATATATCGCTTATTATCTTCTTCGCATTCTTTGTTGAAGCTTTCTATATTATTAAGCACCGCATTCTTAATTTTTCTTATTATTTCAAGCATCCTACTAAACCATTTCCTGTTGCTGCGCCTCTTGAGGCTGCGCCATTTGTGGCTGCGCTACTTGTTGCTGCGCTACTTGTGGCTGCGCCATTTGTGGCTGTTCCTCTTGAGATTGGATTGCGTTACGAGATTCTGCTTCTTGTTGTTTAACTATCCCTAAAATCTTCATAACCTTGTCTATATGGTCATAATCCATACCATCAAGTTCTTTAATAGCTTTAACCAGATCTAATGTAGCAGCATCTTCTTCACGAGCAGCCGATGCAGTTCTTTCTATAGCTAATGCTTTATTTTCTTTTATACGGCTTAAACGCTCAAGACCAAGGCCCTGATCAGCGATAGAGCGAGACTTGGCTAATTCAGTCTGCGCTGCAAGTAATTGAACTTGCGCCTGTTGTTGTTGCTGTTGTGCTTGCTCTTGTGCTTGTCTTGCTTCTGAAATCGACTTGAGTAGTTTTGACTTATCTTGGATAGTGCATGCTTCAAGTAAGATCTCATCTGGAATAGGCACACCTGTTTCTTTAAGTTGTAATAGTTGTACGAACTGCATCTGCTTCTGGGTGGTGGTGTTTAGACCTTCTTCCACTGCAGCGTCATATTTACCAAATGCTTTATTGTAGAACTGCTGTGTTGGTTCTTGTTCTACAATGCGCTTAACTTTACCAGGAGCAAAATTGTTCTGGATTATCTCAAGGATAACCTTCCCTAAAAGCTTCTGAGATCTATCAAGCTGATCAAACAAGCCCTGCAATGTAGTAAGTCCTGCACCTTGACGAAGCATGGATAGCACACCAGCTTTATCATCAGTGCTACTACCTAGCAGCTCTTCATTAACACCAGATATTTGCTGGATCTCGTTGGCTAGGCTCTCTGATAGCTGCATCATAGATGGTGGAACTTGAGGTGCTACAATTTGCTGAACATCGGTCATCTGAGCTTCTGCTCTTAACGCAAGCCCCTTTCCTTGTCCTGACTGAAAAACGTCTTTTGGATTAACAAGTGCGTCTTCTTTATAGATCCAGCCAGAATTGACTTGGCTCTCAAATATATCGAGTTCGATGATCTTGCGTCTATTGTATAAATACTGAGCATCACGCATGCCCCGAACAACGCCCTGTATCCTCCACGGGTAATCTTGTATTTGAGGAGCATGGTAAGCCAAAACGGGAATAAAAGGATAGCTATCAATACCCATTGGATTCTGCCCATCATAAAGAACCTTTCCTTGAACTACTATGGCTACATTAATTGTAGGTACTTCTTGCTCTATAATCGTTACTGTAGGGTATGTCTGTAAGAACTGCTTCAACCGATCTTCTTCCGCTGACTTCCACTCTAACGTCTCTCCGGTCTGAGTATCAACCAACATTTTCTGCTTGCGATATGTACGATAATAGTACTCATCATAAGCCAGTAGCGAGTTATTACTAAAGTTATTAGTTTCAGGCATGAACTGGAACTTGCCATCTTGAGCACTATTAGAAGATAAAGCCATTATAAGTTCTTCTTGTGATGGCATAAGCGAAACGCATTCTCTCTTAGTTAAAAACGAACGCTTCCATATAGCATTGCAATCAGATAAGTCATGCTTCTTCCAATATGGATCCATCAAAAATGAATTGTATGAACAGTTATCTACTTTAATATTACCCGATATTGGATCAGAACGATAATCTACCCATACCTGTAATAAGTTTAATCCAGTAACAAGAGCACCTTGAAACGCATCAGACACAGTCTCAAGAACCCCTTCTTGTTGGTTAACCCATGAAAAGATCTTAGAAAACTGCGTCGCAGTCTCTTCATCACCATTCTCAACAGGAATCACAATATTCGACTTTCGATTACGTCGTTGATGCCCAGATATCATGTTAATAGTACGTTTTATTCGATTGAAATTGAACTGACGTCGACGACCTGCTGGCATGCTAGCATATATATCATTCCACAAAGTCTGATCACCTGCCTCAAAACGAGTATCTGTATCCGCTTCTCCCCAAAAAGACTGGTTTATTGATATGCTTTCTGCATAAAACTTCTCCATTCTTGAACGAACAGCTCTGTCTTTATCATCATACATACCAGGATTGACTTGTGGAAATATCATGCGCTACCCTCAATTTTAGGCTAATACGATTAGAATATAGGGATTATTCTACATCATTATTATCACAGGTAGAAGAATATGTTTCAATATCATAACTACACTCTTCTGCATATAGCTTACATAGCCAAACAAATATCCCTAACATTTGTGGGTGTTTCCCCCTTAAAAACTGATAAGCGTAATGTTTTGATGGAGCTAATACATCCATTAATAGAAAAAACCTATCTTGGAAAGCTAGTGGTGCGTCACCTATCTTACGTAATCCCTTAAGCCTATCCATAGTTAGAGCATGTTTTAAATCAGTATCTATTATTTCTTCTAGTATAGAGACGATCATCTTATCTAATATGTTAGATATCTCTTTAGATGTATGTCCGTATTTTATTTCTACTTTCTTCTCTTCCATTTCTCTCCTATATTAATACCCCCAATGAGAATCGAACTCATCTCAATGCCTTGAAGGGGCATTATCCTAACCGATAGACGATAAGGGCTTAAATTATCTTACCATACACCGTATGTATCTATCTTCCTCACTAGGAATTTCTTTATCTTTTTCACTATAAACTATCATTACTGAGCACCACAAGTTTCTATCACCATATGGAGATACTGCATACTGCATATCTTCTATATTTCCATCATGTAATTTAAGGAACTTATTAACATCTTTAATGAACTGATCATATCCATTAAACGAAGTGAAAACTTCTATTTTTTTTGGCATCTCTCTCCTACCATAACTATCTACTAATCATATTTTAGCGACTGTTTTTCTATATTTCAATGCGTCTTAAATGGAAGTACCGCTACAGGATCTTATCGAGTTTATAACTACGATCAAATCTAACCATACAA